TCCATGGTTTCATAGAAACTCATGGATTTTTTATGTGGACAGAGATATAATATCTCGCGGAGAAATTTGTCTTCCCCCAATAATTTCACATCAGCAATCAATTCATCACAAGATCCAAAGTAATTTTTCCAATTGCCTTCTTTCTTTTTTCTTCTTCCGGTTTTTCTGTCCTTTCTTCTTTCCCAAAAAGTCTTTTTTCCGATATATTTTTTCCCGTTTTCCAGATTTGTTATAAGATATACAAATCCTTCCATGCCATCTGGCACCTCATCAATAACTTTTCCTTTTATGTTCCACACTTGACAGACCTACCACTATGGTTTACTATGATTTGGAATCAACAAGTATTTATGACTGACGACCAAACCTCAATGGAAAATCTAATTCTAGACATTCGTGATTGGAGTATTAATAGGTTTTCTAAATTGACGAAGAAAAACCAAATTGAAAATGCCATTGCACTAGAAGAAGAATTTTCTGAGTGGCTTACTTCTGATTTAGATGATGATATCGAAATCATGACTCTTGATTGACAAATCATAAATATTCACTTATAATGTAAAATCCCTGTTATGAGCAGGGTTTTTTATTATGAGATTTTGATCGTGACAATTAGAGCCGTGGAAAGTGCCCTTTGAGAAAAGGGTGTACCCCCTTTCTATACGGATGTAGAGTTCTATTAATTTTAATGCAAAATTTCTTTACAGTAGCCATGCCTATCTTGGCAGCGGTTACAACCAGTACGGCATCACTGCCATTCGTCAACTACAAGATGCAGGGACCTCCTCCCCCAGTTGACCCAACAACCAAACCATTTGTTATTATCAAAGAGTTTGATCTTGTAGATGAAAGGAAGACAGCAATCCGAGAGGTTGCATCACCAAAGCCAAAACAGACAAGGCTAATTTGTAAAGGGTGTAATGAACATGAGAATGCTACCCTGGCATTTTTCCAGGATCGTGGTGTTAAAGACAGAAACGCCCTCGCTACCATCATGGGTAATATTAGACAAGAATCCACTTTCGTGCCTAATATCTGTGAAGGTGGTAGCAGAACTAGTTGGGGTAACTGCGGTCGTGGTTACGGATTGATTCAATGGACATCTGCTGATCGTTATTATGGATTGGGCGATTTTGCCAAGAGGCATGGTGGTTCTCCATCATCACTTCACACGCAACTTCGTTATCTAACGACTGAAGTTCAATGGCAACGAATTGAGGACAGGATGAAAACTCCTGGTAAGTCTATCAATCGTTACATGGACTATGCGTATAGTTGGATTGGTTGGGGGCATCATGGTGCTCGCACATCTTATGCACATGAGTATGCTAACCGACTAATCATGGTAGAAGTTTAATTCGACAATAAATAGAGGGAAGCAAAACTCTTTCCTCTATTTTTTTGTATTATGAGAGCTCTTAGTATAGATCTAGATTATATTATGGAACCATCTATTGAGACATACCATGAAATTGGGTATGACGATAATCCATCAAAAAGATGGAAAAATTATTTTCACGAAAATAAAAATATAAATGATTTTCCAATTAACGAAAAAAATTTACAATACTGCTTTTCCATTTTTTTAAGAGCAATTCGCACTTGCCATAATATTTCGTTTTCATATAATCATGATTCTATACTAGATGATTTAATTCGCTACGATGATATCGAATTGATTAATATAGATCATCATGATGATGTAATATATCCTTCCGATTTACCAGAAAACAGCCAAGATTTAGATGAGTCGGAGATGAATTCTTTGTTTTGTAGCTACGATGAAATAAAATATAATAGTATAGTACATGAAGGTAACTGGATATCATTATTGAACATTCAGAATAAACTTAATTCTTATAGTTTTATTGGGAATGAAAAAAGTATTGATTTTTCTCATTCAAAAAAATCTTTTATAAAATCTCACATACCAAAATTTCAATATTTTACTAGAGATCAATATATTTTCGATAATTATAATTTTGATTATATTTTTGTGTGTTTATCTCCTCAGTATATTCCTCCCTGTCATTGGCACTATTTTTCTTTATTTTTGATCGCTGCAGAAGAAATCACCAATAAAAAATTCGATTATTTAAATATGCCGATTAGAAAATTTAGTAATAATTATGCATATAGTGAAGTATACAATAAAATTTTTTTAAATGAAATTTAATTTTCAGGTAGGAAAAAAGAAAGCACATATTAAAACTATTGTAGTCCTATCTTTAATAATAGCATCACTCTCCTCTTGCTTAAAGATAGAACAAAAACATATTTGGGATATTGTTTATGAATATCTCCAAACATATCAACCAGATTCTCCATTAATTCCAGAACTTCAAAAAGATCCTGGTATATTGGAAAGAGATGTCGAGCGAACCGTGGATAAAGCAATCAGTGATTATGAACGCTTGACAGGAGATGGTGGGCATGTTAAAATTCCACCACCACGACTCTCAGAGAAACCAGTAGACACCTCTGTGTGCTATACTGATGAGTGTCGGTCACTTGGAGGAGAAATCAGGTTGTGTGCCCCATGGGTTGACAGCTGCCCCAAAGAGTGATATGATGTATGTGTTGGTTCGAGAGAGATCCGATTCTAACACTTGACAATTTCGATCTTATGATCTATAATTGTCTTATCCGCGAGTATGGCGTAATGGTAGCCGCACCGGACTTAAAATCCGTTGGGAGTTAATCCCGTGGGAGTTCGAGTCTCCCTACTCGCACTTGACAATTCCAAGGTTCTGCCTTATAATTGTCTTATCGGAAACATAGCTCAACTGGTTAGAGCACACGCCTTATAAGCGTGAGGTTCTGGGTTCAATCCCCAGTGTTTCCACTTGACAATCTAAGATAAATGTCTTATGATTGTCTTATGTCTCAGTAGCTCACTTGGATAGAGTATCTGATTTCTTAGAACAACCGCTTGGGCTCATAGTTAAGCGGATATAACCTTCGCCTTCTAAGCGAATGTCCCTGGTTCGATTCCAGGTGAGCCTGTTGGTTGTTCTGAGTAACATACTGGTAAGTTGCTACTCTTATAAATAATAAGAGATATCGTTACTTGTATGAGGGAACATCATACTAAAAACAAAGGAGATCTTGGAGTCCTAAAAGCACAACTTGATCTATATGAGAAAGGATACTTAATTCTTACTCCTCATACAGAACATTCTGCCTTTGATCTTGTTGCCTACAAAGATGGAAACTTTTTAAGAGTTCAAGTCAAGTATAGAGCATCAAAAGATGGTAAAATAGAAGTTCCATTCAGGACTTGCTGGACAGATAAAAATGGAACACATACTCAAAATTATGATAAAAATGAAATTGATGTAATGTGCGTCTACTGTCCAGACACAGATATGTGTTACTACATAAATCCAAATGATTGTAGTAACACATTTGTCCTAAGATTAGTTCCTCCCAAGAATAATCAAAAAATTGGTATAAACTTGGCTGAAGATTATCTTAGTATTCCTGATAAGCAGTTGGTCGTTGGTTCGAATCCAACCTGAGACGCCAGCTCGAATGGTGGAATTGGTATACACAGTTGACTCAAAATCAACCGCTTCGGCTTGCAGGTTCGACTCCTGTTTCGAGCATGAGATACTGAAATATCTCCGTATTACATTCTTAATTGATTATGCCCAAAAAACAAGTTGTGAACACAAACTATGATCTTGGTTATTCCGCCAGGAATGAAAACCACGATACAATCCGTGATATTCGTATCAATTTTGAAAATCCAGATGATGAATTTGTTATGGAGAATTTAAATACATGGCTTCGTGCTATTGGAACTGATCTTGAAGTAATACAAAAAAACTCTTGATAAGTTTGGCAGTCATTCATAAATATGGTATGATTGTTTTATTGCGAAATTGGTGTAGTGGTAACATCCCATCCTTCCAAGTTGGTGTCACGGGTTCGAATCCCGTATTTCGCTTTTGGTGTTTGTTAGGTATGTATCCTAACTGAAGACCAAAGGAAGTTAAGTCAAAGAATCGAGACAAGCAGACAATGCCCTTCGAACTGGTGTAAGTCCAGTAACTTCCTACATTCCCCTATAGCTCAATTGGCAGAGCACGGAGCTGTTAACTCTGGGGTTGTTCGTTCGAGTCGGACTGGGGGAGTTAAAATATGTTAAATCTTATATCTATTCTTTAAAAGCTCACATTGCGTGGGCTTTTTTATTATAAATAATCAAACGCAAATATTCATAATGAATAGAAATGTTAAAGATAAGATGCAAACAGTGCAATACTGAAGTGACGGCAAGACCTGGCCAGTCGAAGTCTTGTGGTTGTCCCAATATGGCAACAATAAAAGAAGATAAAATATCTGCAGTAGATTTATCGAAAATTGTCATGTTGAATTCTCCCGCACAAAAAGAATCAACAAAAGTATTAACAAATGAAGACATTATGTGGCAGGAGGCCAGAAGACAAAGAAAGGTTCGTAGATTAGATTTTGAAGTCAGATAAATACATAAAAAACTCATGAGATTCAAAGAGTTTCTTACTGAATCAAAAAAGGTTCAAGTTAAAGATTTTATGAATTTTGTCAAGGATGAACTTGGGTTATCTACTTTACCAAAAGTTATTGTAATAGATGATCCCAAGTTCTCAATTGACAATAAAACTTTTGGTTGTTTTAATCTTGGCACGGACGAGATTAAAATTCAGACTGCACAAAGACATCCATTAGATGTTTATAGAACTCTTGCGCATGAACTTGTACATTATCATCAAAAACAAAGTGGAAAAGAAATGAGCGGAGAAACTGGAAGTGAATGCGAAAATGAAGCAAATTCTAGAGCCGGAGAGATTTTAAGGAAGTACACGAAAACTATTATCAATCACGGTTATTAAGATTTCGTGACATATGATTGACACTGAGAATTTACCAATTATAATTAGTGATAATATGATATATTCTAATGGACCAACGGACATACGAAAATTGGTTAAAAATAAAAGCCACATTCGAAGCTTCTGGTAATACGGATAATATGTTTTATAAAAGAGCCGTGGAAATATCAAAAACAAGAAAAGATCCACTAGAAAAATTTCTTGGAGGAGAAGGCAAATATAAGTGATTGAATTAACAGAAGAAGATATAGAAAAATTGCAACAGAGAGTTCTACAGCAAAAAATGATTGAACTCTTTGAAGAACCATGTACTTATGAAGACGAAAAAGAAGAATGGGACATCTGATTGGAACACTATTAAACAATAGTCTATTTTTAGGGACTCTCTGTTTTCTCTTGACAATGGTTCCTATCTTTGGTATTATGGTCATACACTCAAATAATAAATAGCTTAAATTCCCGGATATCGCCTAACTTGGTCATGGCACCTGCTTTGGGAGCAGGAATAATCTCAGTTCAAATCTGAGTATCCGGATTAGGAATTTGTTACCTAATCTGTGTAAATTTAATTTCATAAAAATGGCAGAACTTCAATCATTTACAGTAGAAGAATTTCAATCTGATTTTGACTATTTGATGGAAAGAGTAGAAAATGGTGAATCATTAATTATAACAAGTGAGCATGGAAATGCAATTATGGTTCCATATAATGAAATGGTAGAAGTATTTGGTGGAACTTGTTCTGATGACGATCTTATCAGAATTCATACCGATCATGAAGAAGGAAGCTGATATTTAATATATTTTTATGACATATTACGACAAAGAAGCATCATCTTATGTTTATTATTCGGAGGTAATACCATCGGAATTGATTGACATGATGATAAAAGAAATAAAAATCATTGACCCAGATTCTTTTTTGGTTGGCACCACAGCAAACGAAGAAGAAGATTCCCCCAATTTGAAAAATATCAGAGATTCCACTATATACTGGCTACAGGACGATCATTGGATATGCTCCATGTTCCGTCATTATTTCGAAAAAGCTAATAGAGAATGTTGGGAATATGATTTGGCGGGAATAGAGTCAATACAAGTTAGTAAATATGATCAAAATGGGCACTATAATTGGCATTGTGATTATGGTCTAGATGACTCAGCATATACTAGAAAATTGTCTGCTTCTCTACTCATTTCAGATGAATCCGAATATGATGGCGGAGAATTGCAATTAATTGATTATCATGCAAACATTACTTCAATTTCTAGAACTAAAGGATCTATAACGATTTTCGATTCTAGGCTTCCACATAGAGTTTCAAAGGTATTAAGTGGGACTAGATTATCGTTAGTTACTTGGATGCGTGGCCCAAAACTTAGATAAGAAAATTTTATTCTTGGTGCCCCTTGACATCTCACCAATTCTCTCTTATAATAGGAACGAATCAAATTCAACCAATGTCTAATCATCCTTTCAATTCAAAGTTTCGCAAATCAATTTATACTCTTACTCGTGCCGCAAACCGAGAAATTGATCTAGAATATGATCAACCAAAACTCTTCAAAAAGGTTAAAAAATTTTATGAAGAGCAAGGAATTCAGTTTTATCAGGAATCGGAAGCTGATTATGAGTTAATTTTGAGCCTTCTTTGTGAAGATCTTCAAGTCGATGTTCCTGCATAGTAAATAGTCTCGGAATGACTTAAAACTTGCCCTGGTCGGAGTGCTTCCCTTATGTCTAAAACTAGTGTTCTTAGGTACCTTGGAAATCTTTTTCTCATTATTGGTTATCAAATTATGTTATGGGGGGATTTCAAAAGTGGTCTATTATTGAAGTTTATTGGGGGACTACTTATTGTTCCTTTTGTGATTAAATTTAGATTATGGGATATGTTGTTATTATGCGTTTTCTTTAGTATGATCGAATTGAGTAAATTAGCACAACTTTTCTTAGTTTCTCAAAACTAAGTGGTGGAGCCAATTGTGACCCAAAATTGTCCTCGTCGTATGGACATTAAATATGACGACTGGTGCGGATGTGGAGGTTACTCCCGCCTGGTTTCCAATTTCCAGTTAAAGAATTGGTGGCGTGCATGGCAGACCTGATGGAGGAGTTGACAACAACTCCTCTTTTTTGGTATAATGCGTATGAATCGGTGATTACTGCCATATGAATTTGCACTTAACTTATTTTGGGGATAATAATTTTTCTATAGGAAAGAAGAGAATTGAAAACCAAGCAAAAAATTTTGGAATATTTAAGTCAATACTTGAATATGGGGAGGATGACTTAGAGAACAACTCTTTTTGGGACAACCATATAAAACCAATGATGTCTCTTCGTTCTGGATTGAACCAGAGATACTATGGCTATTATGCATGTAAACCCTATTTTGTTTTGGAGGCTCTAAAAAGTATCCCAGAAAATGATATTCTATTGTATGTTGATTCTGGTTGTGAATTGAATAAAAATGGATTGGTGAAATTGAATCAGTATTATGATGAATGCATTGATACTGAAGGAGTGTTTTTTACTTTGGATTTACCCGAAATTCAATGGACAAAAATGGATACTTATTGTCATATTATGGGAGATGACGATGGACATTTTATGACAAAACAAATAATTTCTGGGATTTTCTTTTTGAAAAATACTCAAATGGTTCGAGATTTAGTTGAAAAATGGATGTCGATTTGTGTCAAAGATGATGGGAGATATCTAGATGATAGTCCATCGAAATTGACAAATAATGAGATTTTCAGAGAACATAGACACGATCAATCGATCCTCTCCCTTTTATTGAAAATTAAGTCTGAAGAACATGATTTTACTTTCCATGAGGATGATACTTATGAAACTATTTGGAATGCTGCTGGGATGAGTGGAGTTCCAGTTGGACCAGAACAAGCTAGGATTTGGAATAATTATGGAAAAGAGTATCCAATCTGGGCAACTCGAAATGGACAAGTCGATTTTACAAATTGTGCAGTATGATAGAAAGAATACATAAACCTTGGGGTTGGCATGAAAATCTAAAAGATGACGATGGATATAAAGTTAAGAGGCTATATATTCAGCCGACTCAAAAAATATCCTTACAATATCATAAACAAAGAGATGAACATTGGGTTGTGGTATGCGGTAGTGGCAAATTGGAATTAAATGAAGAAACTACAAATGTAAAAGTTGGAGATTATATTTTTGTTCCAATTTTATCCAAACATCGTATTACTGGAGGGAATAATGGTATAATAATTATAGAAGTTCAACTTGGAGAAAAATGCATTGAAGAAGACATTGTTAGAATTGAAGATTCTTATGGGAGGATTTGATCTGTGAAAAAAGCTTTAATTTCTGGAGCGTCGGGCCAAGATGGATCATATCTTGCCGAACTATTATTAGAAAAAGGTTATGAAGTACATGGTATAATTCGACGATCATCTCTTATTAATACTGCTCGCATCGATCACATCTATGATTCTATTAATCTTCATTATGGAGATTTAACTGATTCTACTAATCTTATTAGTATTATACAAAAAGTTCAACCAGATGAAATTTATAATCTTGGTGCTCAAAGCCATGTAAAAGTTTCTTTTGAGACGCCAGAATACACTGGACAAGTCGATGCCTTGGGAACACTCCGCATTCTAGAAGCAGTGCGTCTTTTGGGCATGGAGAAGAAAACTAAAATTTATCAGGCATCTACATCCGAACTTTATGGTTTGGTACAAGAGATACCACAGAGAGAAACTACACCTTTTTATCCTCGTTCGCCTTATGGAGTAGCAAAACTTTATGGATATTGGATCGTCAAAAATTACAGAGAATCATATGGACTACATGCAAGTTCTGGAATTCTTTTCAATCACGAATCCCCTAGAAGAGGAGAAACTTTTGTCACAAGAAAAATCACTCGCGGATTATCACGCATTTCAACTGGAAAACAAGATATACTATATCTCGGGAATTTAAACTCAAAACGAGATTGGGGACATGCCGCTGACTTTGTGAGAGCAATGTGGATGATGTTACAACAAAACGAACCTGATGATTATGTGATTGCAACCGGCGAACAATATTCTGTTAGGGAATTTGTAGAAAAATCAGCACCTTATTTTGGGATGAAAATTGCATGGATGGGAGAAGGTCTAGAAGAAGTTGGATATGATACAATTAGTGGTAACCAAGTCATTGCAGTCAATCCTAAATATTTTCGACCTGCAGAAGTGGAAACTCTTTTGGGTGATGCCACAAAAGCTAAACAAAAACTTGGTTGGGAACCAAAAATTTCTTTTGATGAACTAGTTGAGGACATGTGTAAAAATGAACTTTGAATCTAAGATTTTTATTGCAGGGCATAGGGGACTTGTTGGTTCTGCAATTTCTAGACATCTGACATCTAATGGATATACTAATCTTTTGTCTCGCTCCAGAGCACAATTAGATCTAAGAATTCAGAAAGATGTTAATGAATTTTTTGCTGAGGAAAGACCTGAGTATGTTTTTCTTGGCGCAGCAAAAGTAGGGGGCATTGGATACAATAAAGCAATTCCCGCTGATTTTATTCGTGAAAATTTGCAGATTCAAACAAATGTAATTGATGCAGCGTATCGTAATGGATGTAAGAAGTTGCTCTTCTTAGGATCTGCTTGTATCTATCCAAAACATGCTCCAGTGCCAATCAAAGAAGAGTATTTGATGACTGGACCACTTGAAGAAACAAATATTTCTTATTCTCTGGCAAAAATTGCTGGATACATGATGTGTAAAAAATACACTGAGCAGTATGGATTTCCGACTGTATCAGTAATGCCTAATAATCTTTATGGGATTAATGATAATTTTATCCTTGAGCAGTGTCATGTAATCCCAAGTTTTATTAATAAGTTTGTTTCCGCAAAAGATTCTGGAGTTGAAAGTGTAGTTTGTTTTGGTGATGGTAGCCCAACTAGAGAATTTCTTTTCTCTGATGATCTTGCAGATGGCCTTGTTTTTCTGATGAATAACTACGAAGATCCAGAAATTATTAATATTGGTCCTGAAAGAGAAGTAAGCATCAAAGAACTTTCTGAGGTTGTTTCTAATCTTGTTGGATATGATGGTAAGTTAATTTGGGATACTAGTAAACCAAATGGCACTCCACGCAGAGCACTTGATACTTCAAAGATGAGTTCTTTGGGATGGAAAGCAAAAACTTCTCTTGAAGATGGTCTGAAAATTACTATTGATTGGTTCCTAAAAAATAGGAGTAACTATGTCAGACTATAAGTGGCCTCTTATGAAAAACTCCATCTCTTTATGGGATAGAGTTCAACTTGCTAAGTTCGTTTTAACTTCCGATAAGTTTACTCAGGGAGAAAATGTTGAGAGGTTTGAGAAAGAGTGGTCAAAATGGTTAGGATGTAAGTATTCTTTATTTGTAACTTCTGGAAGCACGGCAAACTTTTTGTTAGTTTCTTCTATCATAGAAAAGTATGGATTAGAAAAAGGTGATAAAGTATTAGTCCCATCTTGCACTTGGGTTACAAATATTAATCCAATCATTCAATTGGGACTTACTCCAATTTTTTGTGATGTAAATCTTGAAAATTATAGTTTTGATTTGGACAACTTAAAAATTATTTCTGAGTTGCATCAAGACATTAAAATGGTATTTGTGACTCATCTATTGGGAATTCCTGCTGAAATTGAAGAGTATCGTAAAATATTCCCTAATGCTTTGTTTATTGATGATGTTTGCGAATCTCATGGATGTCTTGATAAGAGTGAAAATAAGATAGGTAAAAATAGTCTTGGTGCCACCTTTAGTTTTTACTTTGGGCATCATATGTCAACCGTAGAGGGTGGTATGATTTCTACAGATAGTTGGGAATTATATGACTTGATGAAAATGAAAAGGTCTCATGGACTTGCTAGAGTATCCGACCAGTTTAAGTACTATCAGAATCAAAATCTAGAAATAGAAAAATCTTTTCTATTTGTAAGTGATGGATATAACTTTAGGAACACTGAGTTTGGTGCAGTGTTAGGATTATCTCAACTCAAAAGATTGGATAAGTTCATCGAAAATAGAGACAAGACATATACTAGGTTTGTAGAAATTATGTCTGCTCCAAAAAATAAAGACAATTTTTACCCAGTGGTGTATAATGAAGGAAACAGTTGTTTCTGCTTTCCTTTTATTTGTAGAACAAAAGAAATTAAATCTAAACTTATTTCATTGTTGGATAAGTATAAAATTGAATATAGACCTGTGGTTGGTGGAAATCTTTTGAGACAACCTTATCTTAAAAATTATTCCATCAGTGGAAAGACTGAAAATTTAAATGTAGATATCATCCATGAAAATGGGATCTACATCGGAAATAATCAATTTGTCTCTAATAGAGACATGGATTTACTGGAAATTATTTTGGGAGAATTATGAGCAAGTTGGGCGACTTAATCGATGAATGTATTAAAGAAACTATTGATGGAGTACTTTCGCATAAAGAACTTCCAGATGTGGAATATATTGAAACTGACAATCTTGGAGAAGTGATTGAAAAACTTTCAATTCTTCACACTCGTATGTGGATGCTGGAAGATGCAATTCAAGAGGCAAAAACTGACACGGAAATTGCCGAATTGAAGCGTAAGATTGATATTTGCTTTAAAGTAAAGCGTCCTCGTCTTGTGCAAGCAGTTAATCTTCTTGTGGATAATGCTATCGCAACGGGAAGAACTCTCCGTGAGGACTCTGTAAAACTATATAAGGGAGTTGAGTGATATGTCGCTCAAGTATATTCATCATCACTTGGGTCTTGGTGACCATATCATTTGTAATGGTATGGTTCGCCATTTTTGCAAAAAATATGATAATGTAGTACTTTTTTGTTATACTCATTATTACGATAATGTGAGTTATATGTATCGTGACCTAAGTAATCTAGAAATTTTTAATTTTGATGTTGAGGAGGATGCTATAAGGTTTGTCGAAAACAATAGTACGGTCAAAAATAATCTCATCAAACCTGGATTTGAAAATCTTGATGGCTGTTTGGGAAAAATGACTTTTGATGAGGCATTTTATTATCTTGTTGGTCTCGATTTTCAAATTAGATTTGATGAGTTTTATTTTGAAAGAGATTTAGAAAAGGAAGATGAAGTTTGTAGGACTTTAAATCCTAATGGTGAAAATTATATCTTTGTTTTGGATGATTTAAAGAGGGGATATAATATCGATATGGATAAAGTTACTGATGAACATAAGATCATTCGTAATGATTACCAATTTAAGATGTTTGATTATATTAAACTACTTGAAAATGCCGAAGAAATCCACATGATGCAAACTGGGTTTTTGGATATGGTCAATTCTTATAAGATGGAAAAACCAAAAATCTATAGGCATAATTATGTTAGAAATTATCCAGAATCAATTCATTCCAAAGGTCTTAATGAGGTAATTGGAATTGACTGAAACTGGTTACATATCATATTCTGATCCTAGATTTAACTACCCATACAAGGGATTTTGTTCTATTGTTTGTGGAATTGTTGATATGGCTTTGGAGCATTATATTGTGAATGATAATTTTAATATCGAAGTAGTGGAAAGTCAGACATTGAATTTATTCGATAACATTTCTCCGAAATCGAATCAATCTTATAATGTCGGGTCATGGTGGTTGGAAAGATATTTTTCGAATCAAATCTATCAAGGACAATATAATGCCCATACTCCGGCAAATATAGACAATTTAAAAGTTAAGAATAAAGTTTATAATAATATTCTTAGGATTAAAGATGAGTATGTAGAGAAATTTGAAAATAAGAGAGTTAAATTGGGGATTGATGGAGATACACTTGGGGTTCAAATAAGAGGCACTGACAAAAAAGAAGAACTTCCTGAGATAGAAATTGAAACGGTCTTTGAACTAATTGATTCCAATGACAGAGAAAAAATATTTGTTGCAACAGACGACAAATATTACTTGGATTATTTGTTGGATAGATATGGTAGTAGAATCATTTATGATAGCACGCTTCAAATTAGTAGTGGGTCTCAATCAATCCATCACAATTGCTTAAATCGCTCTCAAGTAAATGAGGAAGTATTATCTAGCGTTTACTTGCTTTCAAAGTGTAGTCACTTTTTGTACAGTTTTTCAAATGTTAGTTTGCTTGCATTGATAATTGGAATAAATGATTTTGAATTCATAGATTACTTAAACAGATGATTAGTATCGTAACTGGCACATTAAATCGTGTAAGGATGCTTCCTGACCTAATTGCAAATACAGTTCTCTCTGATAAAAGACTGGAACTTGTATTGGTTGATGGTGGAAGCACTGATGGAACAGTAGATTATATTAAACAACTCAATCATCCTCAAATCAAATTGATTGAGATTGGTGGTAGAAGTTCTTATCCACATTTTATGAATATTGGCATTCGTGCGTCAACTCATGAAATAGTATGTCAGTGGAACGATGATGTGATTTTATGCAATGATTGGTCAAAAGTAGTCATTGAAACACAATCAAACCACGACTTTTATCTTTTTAATTGGAAGTATGGATCTTTTAATGAAACTAAAAATCCAGATTGGTTGGATGGTGTAGATCATACATCTGGATGGTGTTTATGTAATGTTGCTGATTCTGGTGGAGAAATTGTGATGAATTATGGATTATATCGTAAGAAGATATTCAGAGAAATTGGAATGTATAATCCAGAGTACCAATATTATTATGCTGATGGTGATATGTCCTATCGTGCATATTCTTTTGGATATACGGTCAAAGATTTACGGCATATTAAGGTTTGTTCTTTGCCAGCAAATAAAGTTGCTATTCCTTATCAATCTGATAAAATGTTGTATGAGAAAAATCTTTCACTTTATAGGCAAAAGATTCTCCCAGAAAGTCTTCAATATCTTTGAATAATCATGTCACGATGATTTTCTAATTGATTATCATCTTCGTCAAATGGCTCTCCAATAAAGGCAAAGTTATCTAACTTACGGTCTCTTTTGATTGGAGTGCCAATTTCCTCATAATTAAAGTATTCGTCGTGGAGAAATAAACTTGTAATTGCTTGAGGATAAATTATCTCTTGTAGAAATCTTTGGTCTACTGCTCTATCGGTAACCCAAGAACTTGTTTGAATATATTGTTCTATTTTCTCTTGTATGTTTTCTATAAACTTATTTCTACATCCCCACATACCAGCACTGATTTCCCATGCATGTCCACCAGGATGATCTCGAATGATGTGAAACTTTTTATCTGATTCTAGCCATTCTTCTACAGCAGCAACATCCCTCTCAAATAAACGAGAATCACAATCTCTCGAAATAAAACATTCTACTCCTTCTTCTGATGCAGGAGCAAAGCGCCACATTGCATTACAAACTCCTTGATCTATTTTGGTATTGATCAAAACGACATTATTGGCACCTAATTCTTCTAATATATAATTGGGCACAGAGTCGTTGTGATATACTCTCATTTGCCAATCTGGATAAAACTTTTCTCTCAGTTTAGAATTTTTTATTGCACCAATTGTGTATTTTGGATTATCTCCATATAATGAAAAAGAAATGACTTTCATAAAATTCGTAATTTATTATCTTATGTATGACTATTAAAAAGAAATATAATTTAGTTGGTGGTGGGTTTAACAACTACGACAATAACAACAAAGCATCATCTATTCATAGACAAGAATCAAAGTTCATAAAGTGGGTTGATTCTGGAGCAGAAGAAACTTTTTATATAGACCGCTACATTAGTCTTGCTTTTGATGACACGCACAGCAAAAGGAAATATGCCTGGTTATTAGAATCTGCAAATATTTGTCCAGATGTCATTGAAGATGTGAAGAGAAATTACCTCTATTATGTTCGAGTTTATGATGCAATTTTTACGCATCATAAAGATTTACTTAAATTACATTCTAAGTTTAAGTTTGCTCCTTTGTATGGAAGTTGGATCGCCGAACCAAAACTATATGATAAAACTAAATTAGTCTCCATGATTTGCTCTAACAAGGTAATGTGTGAGGGACATCAATATCGTCTGGCTTGGGCACAAAAACTTCAAGGTAAAGTTGATTTTTATGGTAGGGGATTCAATGAAATTGAATCTAAGGAAGAGGGTCTAGTAGATTATATGTTTTCTGTGGCCATCGAAAATGCTTCTTATGAATCTTATTTTACAGAAAAGATTCAAGATTGTTTTGCTACTGGGACCATTCCAATTTATTATGGTTCTCCCGATATTGGAAAGTTTTTCAATCCAAAAGGCATCATCATACTCACTGATGACTTTGATCTTTCTCAGTTGACAGAGGAACTGTACTATGATAAACTTGATGCGGTAAAAGAAAATCTAGAAATTGTTGAGAACTTTCTTATCAATGAAGATTACATTTATAAAACTTACTTGGAAAAATAATGACGATAAGTTATAATAACCTAGGATCAAATGGTCGTTTGGGAAATCAAATGTTTCAATATGCTGCACTTCGTGGTATTGCAGCAAATCGTGGATTTGATTGGACAATTCCTCCACCAAATAGCTACGGAGACTCAAACTACGGATTGTTTGACTGCTTTACAATGGAGTCTGTAGTCGAAAGTAACTTTGGAATATTAAATACACAAAGTATTTCCACAGGGGAATTCCATTTCGTCCAGGAATTTTTTGATAGTTGTCCAGACAATGTTAATCTTCATGATTATTTTACCTCAGAAAAATATTTTTCAAATGTGAAAGATATTATTCGTGGAGATTATACTTTTAAGGATGTTATTTTAAATCCTTGTAGAGAAATAGTAGATGATCTTTCTGGTCCAATCTTTCTTCATGTGCGACGAGGAGATTATTTGGTTAAACCAGAGGCACATCCAGCTTGTCCGATCTCTTATTATGAAAAAGCACTAGAGCATTTTGATGAAAATTCTTTAGTGCTTGTATTTTCTGACGATATTGATTGGTGCAGAGAACAAGAATTGTTCCAGGATGATAGGTTTATGCTTTCTGAATATACAGAAAGGTACCCACAAACTTGTGACACTCTTCAGGGAAGACAAAAAGCACTAATTCCTTATTTTGATTTATGTATGATGTCTCTTTGTACCGGAGGAATTATTGCCAACAGCACAATGAGCTGGTGGGGTGCTTGGTTGATTGGGAATCCAACACAACCTATTGTTGCTCCTAAACCTTGGTTTGGATCTATGTATAGTCATTATAATATGAATGATCTTCTTTTGGATAGTTGGATTGAGGTGAGTTATGAATAGTCTTACATTTTTAATGCCATGTAGAATCGAGAGTGAAGATAGACTAAGAAATATAATTACTTCAGTTTCTTATATTACGCACCACTTTCCTCAAAGTAAAATAATTGTAAAAGAAGTAGACAAAGAATCTGTATTTTCTTCCAGTGCTATCCCAGTAATTAAAAATATTTTTGGTAAATCTCTTGATAATTTGACTCATATATTTGAGAAATCCGACGATCAGTTTTTTCACAAGACTAAGATTCTCAATGATCTTCTAATGGAATCTGATACTGAGATTGTCTATAATTATGATGTTGATGTTGTTTATCCCACTGCAAGTTATGTTAATGCATATGAAATGATTTCTAGTGGTACATTTGATGCTGTTTATCCATATGGATGTGGAGTATATCAATATGCAGTAGATTATCCAATTTCATCATTTGAGTCTTTTATTGAATCTGGATTTGATTTGAGAGCATTGAATTCGACATCAAAGCTCCAGCCATCTGTTATGGGATGGGGCCAGATGATTAGACGCCAAGTTTATATTGATTCTTATATGTGGAATGAAAATTTTATTTCTTGGGGAGCAGAAGATTGTGAATATTATTATCGACTTCAGGTACTCGGATATAAGGTCGGTAGAGTAAATGACATTGTGTATCACTTGGAACATTCCAGGACCTTTAATTCCCATTACCATAATCCAAAGTTTATGGACAATCACAATCTTTGGCAAAACATCAGAACATGGGATAGAGATACAATAACAAGATATTATGAGTCGCAGAATTATATTAAAGAAAGAAGGAGCCAATTGAATGCTAGCGTTTAATCATTTGGGGCAGTTGGGCAGACTTGGAAATCAAATGTTTCAGTATGCTTCATTAAGAGGTATTGCTCGTAATCGTGGCTATGATTTTTGTATTCCAAATCATAGTCATATAATTAAAGATCCTTATGGATTTGATATGAAAATAGAATTATTTTATCCATTCGAAATGCTTCATGTCCAACAGAGAAATATTAAGTTGCTTGACAGAGGATATGCCCCAATAGCAGAAGAAAGACATTTTCATTTTGACGAAGTTCTTTTTAATATGTGTCCAGATGAAATTGCTCTTGCTGGATTTTTCCAATCAGAAAAATACTTTAAACATATAGAAAAAGAAATCAGAGAAGATTTTACATTTAAAAAGGAAATTCTAAAACCTTGCGAAGATATGATAAAATCAGTCGGAGACGCAGTTAGCCTTCATATTCGCCGCACTGATTACTTAACCAATCTAAATCACACGCCATTGAATTTAGGTTATTATATCGAAGCACTGGAACTTTTGGATCCTGGTATTCCAGTTATTATTTTTTCTGATGATATTGCATGGTGTAAAGAGCAATCCATATTCAATTCCGATAGATTTATGATATCAGAATCTGGAGATCATTATGTTGATTTATGTCTTATGACTTTGTGTAAATATCATATTATTGCGAATTCTTCTTTTTCTTGGTGGGGAGCCTGGTTGGCCAATTCTAATAAAGTTGTTGCACCAAAAACATGGTTTGGCGAAGGAAATTCGGATAAAAATACTAAAGATTTAATTCCAGAAAAATGGACAAGAATGTGATGGATAGAAACAAATCAGTATACAAATTAAGAAACTTTGGTCCAGTCTACTGCATTAATCTTGATGGACAGCCAGAAAGATGGCAGTACATGGAAGATCAGTTTAAGTACTGGGAAATAGAAGATTATACTCGCATTTCTGCTTATGATGGTAGAAATGACGATCTAAGTGATATTATAAAAGGAAAGTATCCTGATATGATGACATCGGGAGAAATCGGCTGCGTGACTTCCCATTTGAAAGCAATCAATCATTGGTATCATACCTCTGATAGTCCATATGCTATTATTATGGAGGATGATTGCGATATTAGCACGGCCCATTATTGGAATTTTACATGGGCAGATTTTATTGCTCGTGTTCCTTATTGTTGGGATGTAATTCAACTTGCTATTATTTGTACCGGAGATATTGTGGTTCCCATTCACACTAGATTTGTTAATGACTTTTCTACTGCTTGTTATGTGATTACAAGACATCATGCAGAAAAACTTATCAAATACCATATTCGTGGGGATAAGTATAAGCTAGACAATGGAGTTAAACCTCGTCCTGTTGCTGATGATTTGATCTATAATTCTGGGTGTACTTATGCCACACCAATTTTTCTTTATAAGATCGAACTCGGATCCTCGATTCACCCAGAACACATAGACATTTTTCATAAAAATAGTTATAATGGAATATTAAATTTTTGGCAGCAAATGGGAGCGAATTTTACCATAGATCAAATTACATCATTTGATCCATATCTTGGTCGGATTACCGAACCATCAAATCAAGCTACTTGACAAATTTTTGAAAGTAGTCTATACTAAATACTCAGTTAAGAATTCTGTTGTGATTCTTAACACTTTGTTCTATAGTACAAACAAAAACAATTTTATGAAATTTTTTCAACGACTGATTCTTGCACCTGTTGCTCTAGGAATGGTTACTCCTGTTGCTGCGGGTGCCAAAGACTTGAACATGGCAGCAGTCAGCCAATACTCTTCAGAACAGGTCACGAGTGTTACTCAATTCTCTGATGTACAACCAACTGACTGGGCATATCAGGCACTTTCGCAACTAGTAGAGCGTTATGGTTGCGTTGCTGGTTATCCTAACGGCACCTTCCGTGGTGGTAGTGCAATGACTCGATATGAAGCAGCAGCACTTCTGAATGCTTGCCTCGATCGTGTAACCGAAGTTACTGATGAACTGAAGCGCCTTCAAGCAGAATTCGCACAAGAACTTGCTGTTCTTCGTGGTCGTGTAGATAAACTGGAAGCACAGGTTACTATTCTTGAAGCGCAACAGTTCTCCACCACAACCAAACTGCGTGGTGAAGCAAACTTCGTGATCGGCGGTGTTGATGACTACCAGACCAAAACTGGCGACATCACTCGCACTGCATTCAACTATGATCTGCGTTTGAATCTGGATACTTCGTTTACTGGTGCTGACCTTCTACGCACTCGTCTGCGTTCTTCTAACTTCAGTGGTGATCCTTTTGGTTCCAGTTCATCAATTTTTAAGCTCGACAAGGCAGACAACACTACTAGTGAAGTTGGTAACAATGTAGTTATCGACCGTCTGTTCTATCAGTTCCCTGTATTTAACGGTAGCACTACCCTGACTGCTGGTGCTCTGGTTCGTAATACTGAGATTGCTTGGATTCCTACTGCTTACAAGTCAAACATTCTTGACTTCTTCCAAGTAGCAGGTGCTCCTGGCGTTTATAACAAGGCAACTGGTTCTGGTTTTGGTATCCAGTATGGTAAGAAAGGTCTTGTTGCTGGTGTAAACTATGTGGCACAGAATGGTGCCGATAGTTCTACTGGTGAGTTTGATAAGTCTGGTGCTCTTAATACTTTGGCACAAGTTGGTTACCGTGGTGATAACTGGGGTGCTGCATTCGGTTATCGTTATGGTACTGAAGGCACTCGCGTTCGCACCTACAACGGTCTGAACGGTGCTTCTGGTTCTCTGGTTCCTGGGCAAACCTCTAATGGTTATGCCATCAACGCATATTGGCAACCTACTCAATCTGGTTGGGTTCCCTCTATCTCTGGTGGTTATGGTTGGAATACTGTAAGTGGTACTGAAAGTGCTGCTACCAACAGTCAGTCCTGGTTTGCTGGTCTGACTTGGGATGATGTATTTATTGATGGTAACTCTGCTGGTGTTGCTATCGGTCAGGCACCTACTGGTGAGAACCTTGAGAAGGCAACGATGCTCGAAATCTTCTACAAGTACCAAGTGTCTGATAACATCAGCGTCACTCCTGCTATCATCTATGGTAGCGACAATCAGCGCCTTGCTGGCAACTCCTCTAACTGGGGTGGGGTCCTACAAACGACCTTTAAGTTCTGATAGACAGTTAGAAAACTGCAACAAGAGGGTCTTGACAGGCTCTCTTCTTTACTATATACTATTGTTGTAAATCTTTACAAAACACAATGACGGTAACAAAAAATGAGTTTGGGCAAATGAATATGTTTGCTAAAGAACCATCGATGTATATGACAAAAGAAGATCTTGATCGTTATGGTATCGAACCTTATGCCGAGAAGGCGGAGAAAATGAATGGACGCTGGGCTATGGTCGGTATTGTTGCTGGTGCTATTTCTTACGCTCTCACTGGCAATCTCTTCTTCGGCATCTTCTGACAATTGATTGACAATGGCACCAATTATCTTTACAATAACTAGTGTCGCCTTTCTCGTTCTATTGGCGCACTCTGTAAACAAACTATCTGAAACTTACTGATGACAACCTTTAACATTACTCTTCAAAACCCTGACGGCACTGAGAATGTAATTCAGTGTGCTGATGACCAATATATCCTAGAAGCTGCCGAAGAGGCAGGTCTGGAGATGCTTTATTCCTGTCGAGCTGGTGCCTGTAGTTCTTGCGCAGGTAAACTAGTTTCTGGTACCGTAGATAATGAGGAGCAATCATTCCTTGATGATGATCAGATTGCTGATGGGTTTATCCTGACTTGTGTAGCATATCCCACCAGCGATTGTGTGATTCTTACCGAACAGGAAGAAAATCTGTGAGCACTGCTGGTATGCTAGGGCAATTTGCAATTGCTCTTGAAACACTTGGATGGGATAAAGATGATAATATCTCAGTTGAAATTGGTGGAGTGGCAGTTACTGGAACTCCTACTAGCCCAGAGGCAAATCCAAAATGGGCAAAACCATTTGGAACAGTAACATATCAAAACGATGCTTTCATCGTTATTAAAAATAAATCAAGGAACCCAGTTGTTCCTTCACAACCAAATTCTGTACTTAAACAACAACACCCTTATCAAGGATAAAAACAATGACTAAAATTTTTACTGAAACTGCTGAGCGTTGGAATGGTCGTCTTGCGATGCTTGGATTTGTGATTGCAGTTGGAACATATCTTACTACCGGTCAAGTAATTCCTGGTGTATTCTGAGCACAAACCTTCATAAAATTTCAAACTCTGCCTCTAAATAAGTGGCAGAGTTTTTTTTGTTTATGTCAAGAAATCAAATAACAAAAGATGAAATTAAAGTCTTAATATTGAAGCAAAAACATAAACTTATATCTGAATCATATTATACTAGTGACCCAAAGGCATTAGCAAATAGGCACTTAAATGAGTTACTAGATAGATTAGAAGAATTTAGGTATTAAATATGAAAATCGATCTCCATAATTTTTTCAAATATTTTGATTCCAATAATCCCAAACATGTTGCTGCTGTAGAGGAGTTCGAAAAGGTGCTCGACAAGAAAGCACCAGAAGAAATGGAAGATTCTGCTAATTGGGTTAGAATCTATAGAACTCAACCCGAAAAACCAAAATCATCAGTTCTTGATGTTCCTTATTTTCCACAGACAGATAATTACAGAGATGCAAATAGAACCTGTAATTCATCTGCTTGTGCTATGGTATTAGAATATTTCAAACCTGGCACACTCAAGGGACCAAAAGGCGATGATGCCTATATTCAAAAGGTATTTTCACTTGGTGACTCAACAGATCATTTGGTTCAAACCAAAGTTCTGGCGTCTTATGGTATTAAGTCACACTTTAGTTACAGTTTATCTTTTGATGATCTTGATCTTGAGCTTGCCGCTGGGAGACCTGTTGTTATCGGGATTCTTCATAGGGGCTCTTTATCTGCACCTACTGGCGGGCACATGGTTGTAGTGGTTGGTAAGACTCCATCTGGTGATTATGTTGTAAATGATCCGTATGGATCTTTGAATGATGGATATACTGGATCTGTTTATAATGGTAAAGGTGCAATTTATAAAAGATCTGTTTTGGAAAAAAGATGGACTCCAGATGGTCCTAAATCTGGGTGGGGAAGAATATTCTCATGACTATAAAATTTATCGATGCTGCGGAAAACCATAAAGGTTTGCCGCATCAAAATGATGCCTGGGCATTTCTTCAGGCATCAGTACATAAAGAAATTTTAGATGAGTTTGCCAGAAGATATCGTAATCAAAAAATAGAACCAACTCTAGATGGTCTTCCAATTCCTGGAGTGAATTTAATTAAAGAATTTGAAGGATGTCATCTAAAAGCATATTATGATCCTCTTACTGGCGGACTTCCAATTACTATTGGATGGGGAAGTACTCGTAGAAAAGATGGAACTCGTTTTATGATTGGGAATAAAATTACTCAAGATGAAGCGGATGATCTTTTGTATTTTCAACTTCGTAGAGAGTTTCTTCCTGCACTGCAAAAAATACCTTACTGGAGTGAGATGAATGACAACCAAAGAGGGGCTTTACTTTCTTTTGCATATAATCTTGGTGCAGGTTTTTATGGTGGAACTAACTTCAATACTATTACAAAAGTCTTGAAGAATAAGGAATGGAATAAAGTTCCTGATGCCTTGTATCTTTATAGAAATCCTGGAAGTAATGTAGAGGCAGGATTAGCAAGAAGAAGAAAAGCAGAAGGTAAACTTTGGTCTTCATAATTTGTTACATCAGATAAATAGTATTATCGTCCAATACCCAATAAATGTCATCACCAACCTGTAACGACACAGATCATGTCGTCTTGTTACAGAAGCTGGATAGAATGATACTTGCTGCCGAAGAGTCCAAATATGACCTAGGATTTCGTAAAAGACTACAAGCATTTCGTAATCTTTTGGTAATCCACGCTGCTAGAACAAAAGACTTAGGTGAAGCGGCAACAACTTTAATCAATAGTCACAGAAAAAGAATACTTGCTTTTGGAATACCAATCACACTTGCTATTGGTATTCCATATTTTGCTTTAACAAAAACATCTTGGTTGATTCCAAACCCATTAATCTGTCAAGTATTTCCAACACAAAATAAATTACATCCAGGAACACTTGAAGTTTGCGTGAATGGCGTATCACATCCTTATCGCCCAGAAAATGGTGATGTTGAGTTAGATGTAACTTTCATGAAAACTCATTATGAACGAGTTCAAGCAGACATAGATTTCTGGGTTGCTGATGAGATTGCTAACAAACAAGTAGATTATACTGGAGAGTATAATATCGCACGAATACGCACTTATAATAAGAGTGGTATTCTTGTTGGTGATAGGGAAAGTGAAGTAAGTTCTTGGATTGATCCTTTAGTCCCAGAAGATATGAGAATACCTATGTGGAAGTGGATCTATGAAAATAGAGAATTATTCCATGTAGAAAGAAAACCTTTAGAAGAAAAGATATCAGGTTTCTTTAGTAGTTTAGGTGCTCTCTTCGCTACTCTTGGATCTGCAGGTATCACAATCTACAGATTTGTTAAGGCTGGTCTTTGATTTTCTGTTAGCAGCATCAACACCAAAGGTTGCCAAAGTAGAAGTAAAGACGGATGCTATGAAAGTAGCATCCATTTTTTTTAAATAATCCATGTAACCTAAGGTTAGTAAAGAAGCAGACCATCCTAAGATTACTAATCTAACTATTGTGAATGCACTGATGTTTTTCATATCAATCTTCGACTTTAGTTCTCAATGCAATCACTGTAGTTAAAATTGTCAAGAGTGTTTCATACCCTCTTCTTTCGGATTCTTTGCAGTCCAAAGGAGGGGGATTTTTTAGGTCTCCTTTTACATTAGCACTATTGATTGTACCTGGGACCATAAAATTGCAAGCAATGAAGTTGATTCCAACAAATCCAATTACAGCACAGCAGATTACAAAAATAAGTTTATTCAATAATGAACCGTGCTTTTTTCCTACCACGCTTGGCGGGTCTTCTGATGAATCGAATGATTTCTGGAAATTGTCTTTTTGGTTGAGGTCTTCTTCCTTCATTGAATACGCCTTCGTTGGTGATGAGTCTTATAACCAACAATCCAATAAGAAATAATCTTTTCATTCTTGCATGTAAGGTATGGCAATACCTTCCATCAACATTTTTTCGTTTATTGTAAATGTATCTTCTGTACGATGAAGAATACCAAGTATTCTTCCATATTTATCTTCTTTATGTGTTGTAATAGTCCATTCACCCTTTTTAGATAGTTGTTCTGTTAACCACGCTTTAGCTGTAAGTCCTTTTTCTTTTTCTTTTAAGTCTGTTGTTTTGCTTTCTGGTGCATTGACACCTTTAAGACGAACTCTATGTGAAATTGTCAATGAAAACCCCAAATCAATATCTAAATCAACAGTATCGCCATCAACTATCTTTGTGATTTTTTTGATTTTGTATTGATACATTTGATTCGTCGTTTGCCATCTTAAGTATGTAGTAAATTATCCATAAAGTTCCAGATAATCCAATACCTAACATAATAATAATGCTCCAAACTACCTCATCCATTTTTATCTGCCTTCTTGCTTATGTATCCAACTCTTAAGTTCTCTTAAGTATTGTCTCAACATATCTGCTTTTTCTAGATGCCAAATATCACCACTCTTGAAATATTCTTGAGTATGATTATCTATTGCTTTTAGGATATTATGAATAGGAGCATTCCAAGGTTCCCTTTTGGGAGTATTCCATTCTCTTGGCAAGGTGACACCTCACTTTTTCTTTCCGCCGTTTTTTGCTTTTTTAGCAGTCGCATTGCCTTGATTTTGTTTTGAAGCTCCTTTGTTGGATTTCTTGTTTGGCGACTTAGACATTTTAGTTGTCATATTTAGATATTTATAGTAGAATAAATATCTGTATAGGTATATTGTAATAATAGTGGCGCTTAAAAAACCTTCAGATTTTTTTGGAATAGAAAAAGTTTCAACCTTGAGTGAACAGGTAGAACAAATATCTCAAGATCATTGTAGCGATCTTGAGGAGAATATTTCGTTGTCTTTTTCTAATATTGACGGCGTATTTAAAAATATTCAAGAGCAATTATTAACATCTGGTAAAAATCAAATCGTCGAAGTAAAAGAGGATTTAGTAGAACTTTATAAAGTTGTTGGTGATCTCATTGAAAATGAAATTCCAAAATACAAGAAACAAGTAAATACTTCGGAACTTCGTGTTGAAACTAGGATTAGTAATTTAAAAAAGGAACTTTGCGAACATTTTGAGGATCAAGTTAAAGATACTAAAGAAAAAATAGAAGAGTTATATAAAGAAGTAATAACTGAAGAAGTTTTTAATGCCAGATCTTTTGTTAAGAGTCTGTATAATAGTGAAATACAGATTGCAGTAGAAAAGTATGTTTCTACTTACTCTAACGACATTGTATCTTTGAGAGAAGAAATATTCAAAGAAATTAAGAAGAAACCAAATGGTTTAGTTGCAATTGAAAATAAATTACAAGATCTTGCCTATAAATACAAAGTTTTATCTGAAAATCTGAATGATAAAAATACTAATGATCCTTTACTACAATCTCCTGTAACTTTTGAACAATTAAAAAATCATTATCAACTTCTTGTAGGAAGACTTCAAGAGCAACTTGCCTCTGTGGGGGGAGGCGGTGAAGTAAGATTGAAGTATCTTGATGATATTGTTGGCATTGCTACAAATGCAAGTGCTTATAATGGAAAGTTTCTCAAGTATAATCATTCACTTGAAAAATTTGAATTTGTTTCTATAACAGATCAAACAGGAATAGATCTAACGGATTTATCTGTTAGTGTTTCATCTCCTGGAATTTCAGATTTATCTTATGATAATACAACTGGAGTTTTTACTTATACTCCCCAAAGTTTAGTTGGATACGCTACTGAAGGTTATGTTGATAATGCTGTAGTTGGTCTAGCGTCTGAAGGTTATGTTGATAATGCTGTAGTTGGATTTATAACTTCTGGTTCTTTAGTTGGTTACGCTACTGAAGGT